TGACCTCAGGCAAACGCGATACTTTTCTGAGGGGGTTGAGGAGCGATGTGTTAGATGCAGGGAAGCGTTTTTCTTTCCGTACGATATATCCAATTCGGAGTATCTTTCATACCATATCCGCTCGGCCCTACAGACAAACGACCCATTATACGAGAGAGAATATCTGAATTCATGAAAGACAATATATATCCAGAGGCAGAATCTAAAGAAAAAGTCTTGCTAGGCATCAAAAAAGGTGTTGATGCTGTAAAAGTAACGCTCGGCCCAAAGGGGGCTAACGTGTTGGTTGAACATGACCTATACCCTGGTTTCCAGGTGATAAACGACGGCCTCACTGTCCTCATGTCTATCCATTTGGAAGATAGGATAGAGAACATGGGGCTAAATATGCTTAAAGAGGCTGTTGGCAAACACAACAAGGAAGGTGGGGATGGTTCAACCACAGCAGCAGTACTCACGGGCGCTATCGTCGAAGAAGGGTCTAAGTATCTTAGTGAATGTTCACCAATGGAACTACGTGCTTCTCTTGAAGCATGTCTTCCGGTTATAGAAGAATCTATTGACGCACAAACAAAAGAGATAACAGTTGATGAGGTTGGCAAAGTTGCCACAGTGTCAGCGGAGGATGATAAATTGGGCCAAACTATCCAAGAAATATATCAAAAGATTGGTAAGGATGGCATTTTGTATCCAGATATAAACTCAAAAGGATATGAGGACTACATCACATATAGCGAAGGTGTAAAGATAGATAGTGCCGGGCTAGCAACTCCATACATGTCTGATGTGGATGAAAAGACTGGACAGCTTACCCATATTGTCCGTCTTAAAGACCCTAAGATTCTAATCGTCAAGAATAAACTGGTGGATGCAAAGCGAGACTTTGACCGCCTGTTCGGATACTTGAATAGTTCGGGTGTAAAAGATGTTGTTATCTTCTATGACGACGCAGACGCTAGTGTCATAAATGACCTTGTTGTTACCCGCATAAAGAATGGTTTTAGAGCTGTCTTGGTCAAGATGCCTGTTATCTTCAAAGACCATTGGTTTGAGGACTTAGCTCTGTTGACTGGCTCGACGATAATAGATTCTGCAAAAGGACTAAATATTCGCAGCGCCAAGTCTGATGTGTTTGGTACATGTGGTCAAATAGTTATCCCTGAAGCTCAGGAAGGGGGCAAAGAGTTCTCAACCTTCCTTGATGGGACTTTAGATGTTTCGGAACACATCAAGACATTGGAACAAGGCAATGACGACGACAAGAACCGTGCCGCACGTCTCAATACCAAGACTGCTAGATTGCACGTAGGCGCACATTCAGAGACTTCACTACGCTATCGCAGCCTCAAGCTAGATGATGCGCGTAATGCGGCATATCAGGCGCTTCATGGGGGAATAGTATCTGGTGGTGGTGTTTGTCTTAGAAATACAATCTACAAATTGCCCAATAGTGTTGGTGGTGAAATACTAAAAGCAGCTCTTCAATACCCTGAAAAGCAAATAGAGACTAACGCGGGGGCTAAACCTAATCTATCTTCAAATCCGGGAGTTGGGCTGAACGCTCGGACAGGAAAGCATATGGATATGATTGAGGCTGGCATTTGGGACAGTGCTAAGATAACTAAGAGTATTGTGCGTAACGCTATTAGTGTCGCGGCCACAGTCCTGACACATCGTGGTGCTGTTACCTTGCAACCTAAGGTAGAACAACCTACACCGTAGTATGAAAAAGAAAGGTACTTGTGCAATTTGCCGCAAGAAGAAAATGGTTGAACAAAAAACCGTAATTATTAAAGAAATCGGTAAGCGAGCAATTTCTAAAGATACTTTCTGTGATGAGTGCTTCTTACGAACTAAACCTGACTAATATGTCTAGACCGAAAGGTAGCAAGAATAAACCAAAGAAAGAGCGTGTTGTTGAGATTGACGGTATACAACTCAAGGCTAAGGACATTGTGGATAGTGATATAGATTCGACATCGGTTGAACCATTGGCAGTATTAAAGGGAATATATGCCACAGAGGGTGTATTCTTGTTCAAAGCACTCAAGGACTCCGGCTTTCCTCAAGGTGGTGTTGGGAATTGGGTACACGTAGGGGATGAGCGTGTATACGTGCCAAACGCACAAGAGATATACAGTCAGTTTGTGTCAGATCCGGAAGGTTGGATGGGGATGACAGAAGCAATGGCCCGCGTGTGGATTAAAAATAGTGAAAAGGAAATATGAAGAAGCCAGCATTAAAACTAGAAGTCTGGACGAGCACACAGAACCAAGAAGAAAAACACTATTTCATTGTCAATAAAGGTAAGGGGTATCAGAAACATCAGTATGTGTTCGGTTATAATCCTGAGACTGTTGAAGTAAAAAAGATTAGCGACGATTTATACGAATTAACCATTAAATAATATGACAATAGTTGGACTTATAGTTTTACTTGTATTTCTAGGCCTCATCTTCTTCCTTGTAGAAAAGATTCCAATGGCTGATCCATTCCCCGTAATAATACGTGTGCTCGCTGTTGTTATCGCAATCTTAATTGTCTTACAGTTCTTTGGAGTAGTAACAGGACTACCGCTGCTGCACACCTAACATGGATGAGGTGAAAGAGAAACCAAAGCTACGTCGTTTGACTAAGAAGCAACGAGACTTTGCAAATGCCTATATAGACAGTGGAAATGGGACACAATCTGCTCTAATAGCTTACGACACAACAAGTGCAAACACAGCACATTCTATTGCGAGTGAAAACTTGCGAAAACCCACCGTGAGGGAATATATAGAATCTAATGCTCAACGTGCTGCTGAAATAGTATTAGAGCTAGCAAATTATTCTGAAGTAGATGCGGTGAGATTAAATGCTGCAAAGGATATACAAGACAGAGCAGGTTTCAAACCGGTCGATAAGAGCATTACTACAAACGTAAACATTGACGTCGCGCCAGCGCCAATCATCCAGGAGCTAGCGCATGGACTACTCGAAAATCAAAGACAGCGACTTGGTAGCAGCAACAGAGTTGTTTCCGAGCCTGTGGGTGGAGCAACAGCAGATAAAGAACGAAGTGGGGATACCGATAGAGTTCAGGAAGAGAAAGTTCCTGATTGATATCTATAACGACCTTTCGCCGCTACAGGTATGGTTAAAACCCCCGCAAATTGGTGCTACAGTTTGTCAGACATTGAAAAGCTTCTACGTGGCGAAGAAGTTACGGAGGCAGATAATTTACACACTACCGACACAAGGGGACGTACAGGACATGGTGGGGGGAAGCATCAACCGCATCATAGCTCAGAACCCGATACTAATGTCTTGGGTCAAGGATCACGACACGGTTGAACAGAAGTCAGTAGGCGACTCAATCATCTTTTATAGAGGTACATATACAGCTAAACAGGCGATGATGATTCCGTCTGGTTTGAACATCCATGACGAGGTTGACGCTTCTGATGCTGACGTTATCACACAATATGAAAACAGACTCCAAGCGCAGGAGGATGGAGGTTGGCGTTGGTATTTTAGCCACCCTTCTTTAAATGGACATGGGGTAGACATCTATTGGAACAAGAGCGACAAAAAGGAATGGTTTGTATGTTGTTCTAATTGTGGTGAATGGTTCATGTTGGAGTGGCCGCGCAACATTGATATGACACGCGAGGTGTACAAATGCCACCTGTGCGGCGCAGAATTGCCCGACAACGCACGCATCAATGGCGAATGGAGAAAGACTGCTGAGGGAGAGTTTAGTGGCTACCATGTAAGCCAATTGATGCTCTACAACAAGACAGCAAAGAACATCATCGACGCTTTTAATGACCCACTAAAGGACAAACAATACTTCTACAATTATGTCCTAGGTCTTCCATACTTTGACAGTGATGATAAGATTGCACCAGCTACAGTGTTGAAGAACTGTGTCGATGAGGTAAACGAGCAACAAAGTGTCATCATTGGTGTAGACCCTGGGCTACCAATCCATTACACCTGTATGAACAGGCAAGGTGTTTTCTTTTATGGTACTTGTGAGAATTGGCGACGCATTGAGGAACTACTACATCGTTGGCCGCGTTCCATCGTCGTCTCAGACCAAGGAGGCGACTTGACACCTCAGCGTGAGCTCATGCAACGCTATCCAGGGAGAGTCTTTATCTGTTACTACCGCAAGGACAAGAAGACTAATAGCCTCATTGAATGGGGCAAGGATGAGGAATATGGGAAGGTGGTTGTTGACCGTAATCGCATGATTACTCTCATGGTAGGTCAGTTACGTGATATAGGTCGTGTACGCATCAATGGTACGCCTGAAGAGTGGGCTTCATTTGCTGACCATTTTGGCAATATCTATAGGGAACGTATTGTGGTGCGCGAGCAAAAGGACAAGGACGACCGTACATTATATGGTGAAGAATACGTCTGGAAGCGCAACGGACCTGACCACTTTGCACACGCATTGTTATATGCAATGGTGGGGCTTAGTCGTGGCACAGGTCAAATAGCTAAGTTCACTGGCGGTGATGATGTCTTCGAAGGGACTAAGTACGGTATCATCGCTCAGGAAGGCGGAATACCTGCTAGTGCTTTTCAGGATAAGGTATGGTAAATTGATGTTTGCGGGTGTGCCGTCTGGTGATGGCGGGTGGCTCATAACCACTACTTGGCGAGTTCAATTCTCGTACCCGCTACATGGTAAAATATAATAAGGCTAAAAAGGTCAGTTATGACCGTGATCCAGGTAGGGTTGCTAGAGCAAAGAATAATGCTTTGAAGAAAGCGATGGGTGATACACGGCCAAATGGTGGTCAGGATTGTTTTTATGGGGACTCAAGACATCCCAAATTCTGCACGGCGCATTTAAGGAATCATTAAATAGTTAGTTATCCCCTAAGTATTTAGTTTGTCCATAGAGGGCAAATGTTAGTATACTTTTATAGCGCCAGGCTATAAATGGCCGGAGATCCTCTAGACCCAATCTCATTAAACGTAAGCGGCGTCGAGTCGCTTATTGGCAGTGGGATGAACAAAACCTCATCAGGGGTTCTTTCTGATGTTGAAGGTGTAGAGAGTGAGAAATTTGATGTATTGGACTTAAAGATGGACGACATTGAGTTGCTTGCTCTAAGGGACAAATGGGAAGGCCGCTACCAACAATACGAAGGAGTAATCGTTCAGAAGCAAAAGAAGAATAAGGTATATTACAAAGGAGGACAGATGGAGGGCACACCTTACATCGCTGAGTATCCCGTCGCACCTAATCTTCAGTTTGAAGCAGCAGAAACATTTTATGCTGCCGCGCTTGCAAAGAACCCTGAGCCTGTAGTCTTCTCGGACAACACGCAGCAGGGCAACGAACAGGCTGACTCTGTAAAGACGATGCTTCAATACCACGCTGATTATTTGAACCTGCGTGCCAAACTTACCCGAATGACCCGTCAGTGGTCTATCTATTTCTTAGGTGTAGAAAAATATGGCTGGGACAAAACAATTAACGAAGTGTCAATCGAGGTCAGACGAGTACAAGACTTTATATTTGACCCTAATGGCTCAGTGGATTGTTCAGGACATTTTGACTCCTACTTGGGGGAACGTATTACTGTCAGTGCCGAAAAACTTTGCGAACTATTCCCGGCCAAAGCAAACGAAATAATCAGGTTGGTTGATGGAAAAATGGGCACCGAATGTACCTATACGGAGTGGTGGAATGATGATTACACCTTCTGTTCATTCAAAGATATTATCCTCGAAAAGAGCAAGAATCCCTTCTTTAACTACGAAGCAGAGCAAGTTGATGAGCTTGGACTACCACAAACAGTTCCAGGCAAAAACCATTTCCCTAAGCCACTAAAGCCGTACACCTTCCTTGGTGTGTATTCATTGGGTGAACAACCTCACGACATCACAGGGCTTATTGAGCAGAACATCCCCAACCAAAACCGCATCACGAAGCGCACGATGCAGATAAGCACAAACCTTGACCACCAGAACAATTTCGTAGCGTTTAGTGAAGACAACTTCAACCAACAGACAGCCAAACAAGCACTAGCCGGGCCAGAAAAAGGACACGGCATCTTGGTGCCTCAAGGTGTTCCAATCGACAAGGCAATCATGCGCTTCCCTGCTGAGAGCTTCCCTGACGCCGCCTTTACTGAATTGGACACAACCAAAAGCGACCTCAAGTCCTCATGGGGCGTATTGGGGACAACTGCTGAACAGGAACAAACAGACACTACTGCTCGTGGGATGATGATGAACCAGCAGCGCGACAGCACACGTATTGGTGGTTCTATCGGTGATGCTTTGGAAGGTGTTGCAAAGGACAACTTCAACTGGCTTGTACAGCTTTACTACGTCTTCTACGACGAGGAGCACTTCGGTGCTGTCATGGGCAACCTACGCGCTGTTGAGTTCACGACATTTAAGAACCAGGACTTGAACCGCAAGCTCATGGTCAGTGTTGCTCCTGACTCAATGAAGGCGCACGACGAACTTACACAGATAAACCAGGCAATAGAGTTCTATCAAATGGGCGCTATTGGGCCTAAGACACTTCTAAAGCTGGCTAACTTCCCTGACCCTGATGAAAGCGCCATGGATGGTGTCCTATGGAAAGTAGACCCTATGTCATATCTTCAGCTTAACTGGCCTCAGTTGGCACAACAAATACAGCAGGTACAAATGCAGCAGATGCAGATGCAAGCACAGGCTGAACAAATAGGTGGACAGCAGCAACTACAGCAGGAGGCACAAAGTGGCCAACAGCAGATTCAACAGCAGGGTGCTCAAGCTGAACAGTCTATGCAACAACAAGGTGCCGCTGCTAACCAACAGATGGAGCAGAAACAACAGATGCATGAGCAAAAACTTGCACATACTGAGGAGGCACACAAACAGAAGATGGAACTTCAGCCGTCTAAGGCATCGGGCAAGTTAAAAGCTGTCCCATTAAAGAAATAGTTATCCCCTAATGTACTAATTGGACTTTACTTAATAAGTGTTATATTTTGCGATATATGTCCTCATCTAAGTCTCGTGCCCTACAAATGAAAAAGACTGACGACCGTCTTGCGGTATCAAAGCCAAAGGAATCTAAAAAAGGTCAAACTGTACAAGGTTCAACAAAGACACAATAATATGGATGCAAAGACCAAAGCACTTCACATGGCAAAGAACAAGTCTGTACTTAGTTCTACTAAGCGTAAGGTAGGCATGGAGATACAGAAAAAGAATGGTTCTGAAGATGCCGACTGGAAGGGTATGCCAGTGGGCCACGAAATACACCGCAAATAATATGTCTAACAATGGGATACCAAATGCTCACCAACATCCGAGGATAGTCCCTAAAGGATATCATCGTAATGCGAAGTATGATACAAAGGCTCTAGATAAAAGTTATGCTAGGCACGAGGCGAAGTCAAAAGCTCTGGAGGGGGCGAAGAAATTGAAAGATATGACATCTTCCGAAGCTCTAGCAAAGGCGCTGAAGTCAAAAAAGAATATCGACCTAGGCTACGGTGAGCACATTGGAACAGGTAAAGGATATCCAAAATCTACTAAATAATATGGACTCTCACTCACGCAGCGTAATGAAGTTTGCCAAGAAACATGAAAGCGGTGGCTTCAAAAAGAAAGTAGAAAAAGTAATGGGAGAATACAAGCATGGTACACTTCACAGTGGCAGTAAGCGTGGTCCTGACGTGAAGAAAAAGAATCAGGCACTCGCAATTGCTTTATCAGAAGCTCGAAAGAAATAATATGTCTGAAGAAGAAGTAAAGGTTGAGACTGAGGAAACTCCTGCTCCAGTAGAAGAGCCAGTTGCTCCTGCTGAGGTGGTTGGATAAGATCTTTTACATAGAAGTTAGCGCCAGAAACTCGGAGTCTTACTAAGGCTCAGGAGGGTCGCTGGCGCTGCCTTCCTGAACCCTATCAAGCCTCCGAGTAATCGGAGGTTTTTGGGTTCTTAGCTATCTCCCGTGAGGCACACAAAAACTATGAATACCAGCTTGATAAAAGCTACATGCCACCAGAAAACGACAGTGTTCAATCACAACTTAATAAAGATTTTCCCGCAGAAGAGGAGCTAGAGAAATCTGAAGATGTATTTGGTCTAAACGAGTCTGTTGCTCCAAAGGCAGCAGATGAGGAACTGCCCGACGAGTTGAAAAACCGCCACATCCGAAGACTTGAAGCTAAACTTGCAAGAGAAAGGGAGGCAAACATCGAGTTTGCTGCCCGTGAAGCTGCTCGTAGCGAATACGAGAAGTTTAACGAAAGTACTAAAGGGCTTACCGTAGACGAGAGTCTATTGACCCTTTACGGGGATAATGAGAACGGTCGTAAGGCTGCTCAAATTACCCAGGCGTTGCTCGATAAAACTGCCATCCGTGCCA